AGCCATGACCGATCAGAACGTGCCTCCATCGAATACGGTCTCGTGCAGATATGCTGGTGTGACTGCGAGCAAAGCACTGGCTTCAGCGTCAACCTCAGCCTGAGTTGCAATCTCGATGATGCCCTTCGTGTCTTCAGCTGCGTCAGGTACGGTTTGCATCCCTTCCACGATGTCCCAATCAGCAAAGCTGGCAGCATCGGTTGATGCGGTATTTGCGATCAGCGTGTCACCAGCAACGACCGGGAGAGCGAAGAACGTACCGGCTACCGTGACGATATACATGTCACCAACAGCCAGCGTCGGGGTTCCAGTGTCCAGCTGTGGTGTGTCGGTCGCGGCGTTGTAACCACCCTTGTACGTCATCTCTGACGCGAGCGCCCCAAGAACCTCATCATCGACATACTGTTTAACCGACTCAGACGTTGCGAGTGTAGTGGCTGATGCAGTTCCCATCGTGTCGTCGTCAATGATCCACGTCCACGTTGCTGAGCCTGTATCGGTCGTCAGCACCGTGTCGGCATCGTTCGCATCCCAGCCAGCCGAGTTGTTGAATAAAGCAAGGTCGATGCCGCTAACGAGCGCCTTACTTGACGTTCCTGCATCGTCAAAAGCGATCCAGTCTGCCGCAGCAATTGACGTAACACCCAGCTCTGCAATATCAAGCGTCATCACACCAGATGCCGAGTCCAGCCCAGTACCAGCGAGTAAGGCGGCGAAGTCAGTGCCTGATTCTTTTGCAGCAGTACCAGATGCCCCACCATCCAAGAACAGCAGATAGTCAGTGCCCGGAGCGTATACAGCTTCAGAGGCTTCTGACAGGTCAACATCGACAACTGGCTCAGCAGCAGTGCCGCTTATGTCTGTCAGGGTGCCTTCGTTCACACCCGTTACCGTGCCCGCGTTGGTCGTGTATCCGGTTGCGTTGCTGAATATGACCTTGATTGCCTGACTGGTCGCATCAACGTCGATGTCGATGTCAGTGCCGCTAACCCATGTCAGGGTATCTGTAGCGATGCTTGCAACTGCCGAGCCTGTTTCAGCCCACGTGTATCCAGAATCAGTGTCGGTTACAGTGTGCGTCTCAAACGAGTTCGACGCTGACCCACCCGGTGGTGCTGCCCAGTTTCCGTCAGCTCGCAGATAGTTGTCAGTGCCGCCACCAGAAGCACCAGCCATTCCCGACTCAGTGCTATTGAACACTGGTATCTGAATATCCGGTGAGGCACCGTCACTGTTAATGTCGTAGAGTGTCCCAGTTCTCGTTCCCTCTGTCAGTGAGGTGGACACATTCTCTACGTGACCGAGATCATCGTTGAAAATGCTCAGCGGAGTAGCGCTGAAAAGCACCCGCTTACCTTGGCTGTCGGTGACATCTTCAAACACCAAGTAGTCTGCCGTCACTGGAGTCGCAGCAGCCAGACCAGCGGTTGGCTCAGCCGGTGACCCATTAAGGTTTCTGGTTAGCTTGAATACGCCCGGACCAGCCTCACCAATGAACAACTCATTGATGCCGTTGGGAGTGCCGGTTTCAGCATTCGCCAGTTCACCTTGAGCCAGTGCGCTTGGGGTATTAGTCGAGACGGATCGTTTAATCCTGAGTGTGTTTGCCATTTTCAGTTACCTCTATTGGTGGGCGGCATTAGAAATACCCCGCATCTGTAATTGAACTCAAATTTACTTTCTTTATGGTGCCATCAGAGTCGTCGTGAATGGCAACATCATCGTCAGCGTCAGCTACCACATCGCCCCTGTTCGTTATCGCTGTGACATCCAGCGTAAGGGCGGTGGTGCCAGTCACCTCTCCAGTGTGTGGATGATCATAATCGCTTTCCGTCAGCACTCGCTCGAAGCCAGCACCAGTAAGTGTGTTGTTGACCTCAAGACCACCGCTCGCAGGTGTCACAGTGCGTGCCACAGAGTCTGCGCCATGATTGACAGTAACAGAGGCTCCATCAATGACCGTATCAAACGCAGGATCACCAACGAAGAACTTCTCAACCAGACCTGATGTCAGCTGCCACGTGAACATCGCCATCGTGTGCCGATTCGATTCGTGGTTGGCAGCACCTGCCGCATGTCCGACTCTCGCTGTTAGCGACGAACCAGTCGCAACGCTCGCCTGTGTACCCATGAAACAGTTATGTGTTGTCGAGCCTGTGTCATGCCCATTATAGAAAGCCCAGAGATCATGGATTGCCGGACGTGTCAGCTCAGTATAGCCACCACCATCGTCATCGACCTCAAGGTACGCATCTCCCCAGCCGCTCGCTGCCGCCCAGTCAGACGCACTGAACATACCGAAGCAAGCCCAGTCAGTGGTTGCTGCTGTCGCGGTTACATGCGTCTTGGTGACAGCCACACCGGGATTGGCTTCCCAGTCGCTTTTGTTTGTTGTGTTGGCTTCGACAGCGTGGTCTTCAAAAACATCGAGATCAATCGCGCAGATGCTGGCAAACAGCAGGTCGTCGGTATCGAACCCTGTCTCACCCTGTACTTGAAGGGTCCATGTTGCATTTGCTGGAGCCGCCAGCGTTAGAAAGCCGGAATGCGTTCGCATCTCAGCGCTATCTTCAGATTCGCCTTGCATGACAAGCACAGGAGAGCTGCCATCATCGAGACGCACTGCGTACTGACGACCGCTGGCATCTATCTGGCGCTGCATACACCAGAACACCAGCCAGTTCTTAACGCCATCACCGAACGTAATTGCAGCTGTCGATGCCGTCCAGTTTGCGCCAGTCATGTCGGTAACGCCGGTCGTATCTTCGCTGTACTGGTAACTGCTGCCGAGTTCAGTCAGGTCCATTGCCAACAGCTGAGTGCTGTAACAGTTGACGTTCTGTGTCGCACCAGCATTGATTTCCCAGTGATAGTCCTTGCCACCACCAGCTGTCATCTTGCGCATAAACCCCAATCCATGACCAGCGCTGGGGTTGACCTCATCCTCTATTCTTGCGTCTGAGTATGTGACCGCACCAGTGCCATCATGCAGTCGGACTTCGCGATCATTCAGCGTTGAGCTGATCGTGCCGTTGATGCGAATGTCACCAAACAACAGGATGTCGTTGCCGCTGTTCTGGCTTCCAGATGCGAGAGTCGCACCAGTGACGTTCTCCCAGCCACCACCTGCGGTTGCCGTGTACGTCGATTCGGTTTGCACAACCTCATGCGTCAGCGCGACACCAGCGGTGCCGGTCTGTTCAAAATTCAAGAACTCGTAGCGATCAGCAGCTACATCTTCCCAGTTGATACCTTCAGCGTTCGCCAGTTCAATGCGCGTGCCATCAATGCGCGTCGGATAATTTGGGTCACCGACGAAAAACTTCTCTTCATTGGTGGAAGCAGTTTGCAAACCAAGCAACGCTGCACCGTGATAACGGAAGCCGTTGGTAGCATAGCCAGCAGTCATATTGATCGCATTGATCTTGATATCAACAGCGTCTCCAACCGAATACGACCGGGCAGAAGACACCATGGTGTTACCAATCCACGCATTCGCATTCGTGTTCTTGCGATTCGAGTTGATGTTGTCCCAACCAATCAACGTATCACCACCACCGTTGAGTTCTTCAAGAATCTCGAAAGAGGTCTGCGGGTTTCCGTTTGCCATTTCATTGGTAGCCCAACCAAGGGCAACAAAGTTAGTGCCGGTCCCTGCGATAGAGGTGACGGCCACCGTTGACACAACTTCGTCAACGCTCTGAACTGCGACATTCGATTCCGTAGCGCTGGTATCCTGAACACCATAGGCTTCACTGAAGTCGCTCAATGGAAGTGCGCAGATTGCTTGGTATGTAGTGATCTTTGAGCCAGACGCAGACCACGTGCTTGCGATAACCGTTACGGTGCCACCAGCGTAGCTGTCAAGGTAATAAGCACCAGCGCAGCTGTAGAGATCGGCGGCGCTGTCTTCAACAACATTACCGGAGAGCATGATGTCAGTTGTGCCATCGTTGATGCCAACAGACGGCTCGTTCGCGCCGTTGAATTGATCGAACTGAGCGCTGGCAAAAATCACCCAGTCACCAGCGCCGAGCACAACGGCAGCGTCTGTTTGTACCCAGCCAGTATCACTGACATCAACCTGTGTTGTTGACGAATCTCTCTCGTGGTTCGGCACGTCCGTGTCAAGGTTGAGAATAAACGATGTCTCAGCAGAGACAACGTGATTGGTGCCTGCCGAACCTCTCTTGTGCTGAGTCTTTACTGCTGTGCCAGCGGTATTCGCTGTGAAGAAGCCCATGTATCCATACGGATTGCCGTAGTTGACAGGGGCTGTGCCAGCGATGCCCTCATAAAGCATCTCCGAACCAGTCATCTCGGCACCGTTGATGATGACTCGATAACCATTGATGTTAGCGGCTGACGAATTGTCGTTGTGCATGATCGCACGAGTGAAGATCACGTAGGTGTCGCCATTGACCATATCTACCTGAGCTTGATCAAGGCCGTTCGCAGTATCGACATACGTCTGACCAGACTCCGTAGAATCGGTGTCACTGTAAAATACGTAGTAGCTCATCGGTGTGCCAGCAACACCCACCTCTTCAAAGACCAGCATCTCCTGAGATGCGCCTATCGTGTCTTTCCAGTTGACCGAGTGTGCGTTTGCCAGCTGCAAGTAATCGTTGTTCGGGTTCCAGATCAGCGCACCGGCAGTGTCGTGCCACTCAGAGCCTGTGGCATTGAATACCATGTCGTACTGAGACTGACTGGTAAGGTCGGTGTCGGTCAGGGCGAAGAAGGATGTGACCGCAGAGCCAGCAGAAGACTCCCAGACGTTCGATGTTGAGTTGAACTGTAAGACATCACCATCGTTCGGGTTCAGGCTGTTATCGACATCTGTGAGGTCTGGCAATGCAAACGAACCTGCGCTGCCCGGTGGCTGAGCAACAAACGCTGAGCCATTCCAGACCAGTATGTCATCATGAGACGGCGTACCTGTGACATCGGACAGGTCGAAGATCGACTCGGCAGTGATGTCAGTCAGGTAGTCCTGAAGGTCGGTAATTTGCGATTCGATGTGGGTATGGTCGATAGGTGCATAAAGACCGCTGAAATCGTCACCAGTATCGAACAAGTCAGACTGAGTTGTTTCCTCCAGCGCCTGAAAGCGCAGTTCGAGCGCAGACACGAGCTGACGAATCTCGTAGCCCCTGAATGTGTCGTCTGGAAATGATGGAAATACAACCTTTGTCATCCGCGCTTACCGTGTGGTCCGGCTCTCCCTCTCCAGTTACCCATGCGCCATTTGTCGCCAGTAGCGCCTGATTCAATCCTCAACGCCACCTGACGCGCTCTCATGCGCGTTGACAGCTTACGTGTTCCCGGTGACACAGTGTATGGTCCTTTGCTGATCAGGTTGGGGTCTTGTGGATATTTACGTCCTGTCAGATAGACATCGACTGATCCTTCCAGTGTGACGAAATCTGGGATCAGCTGATCAATGTGCATCAACTCTTCGCCTGCGTCTGGAACTTCCATCTGGAAGGACTCAATGAACGATGCCATTGCCGAACCGTTATCATCCGTGCCTGTCTCGTGCTTATAGAGGTAGTTGTCTGTACCTGCTGCATACGCTTTTTCCAGCAAGGGGCTTCTGTCTGCCCATGCGGTCCTTGCCATCTTTCCTGTAACCCACGTCCCTTCTTCATAGTTGAATGCCACGTATCGGTTCACCTCAATCGGTGAGATATCAAAGTCACTCGCTGTCAGCACACCTACTGGTCCGGCAGCGAAGTTGTAGAACTTGAATTCATCATCAACATCAGCACCAGCTACCACATGCAACCCAGCAGACCCACCAGTGTAAAGAGCCAGTTCTCCAACAGACAGATCGAATTGCCATACCTGCGTACCGTCCAGCCACACAGTGATCGTTGGCGTATCCACCTGCACTGTGATGATGTAATTGGTGTCCTGTGCTGCGGCAGAGCCAAGCACTGACGTGAATGTGTCGGTGCCCGGATCGTTATCCATGACGCTCTTCACGCCACTGGCATCCTTCTTCTGGATGCGGATCGTGTCAGTGAAGAAGTCTGCCTCAACATAGATGCCTTGAGCGTCGTCAGAGGTTGTGTCTGGCGTACCAGTGATTTCTGTGCGCAGGAATACGAGACCACCCCAGTCTGTGGCAGCGCCACCATCACCATTGAATGCAAACTCGACAGCGTACTCACCCTCAAGCGGCGTGATCAGCGGTTCATCATTCGTCAGTACGTAGTCGTACTCATAGCCATTGTCTGCTGTGTTTGTGACTTCAGTGAAGCCACCTGAGTTGAACGAGTACGTGTAACCAATTGTGCCGCCACCTGATGCCAGCGAGTAACCCACTGGCAAGCCGAGCGAGAAGTCCTGTTGTACCCATGCGTCTGGATCGAACGATGGATAGAACCACCACACTTCATTGAATTCGCGATTCAGGCCACCGTAAATCTTGTCACGCTGCACCACGTTCAAGTTGTCGTACACGAAGTTGCGCACGTCGCATGGTATTACCTTCACGATGCCGTCATAGATGTAGAAGTCCGACTCAGCCATGAACAGCACACGGTGATCAATCGGCACCGCACAATTCGGTCCCAGTATCGAGACATTCTCACCGACGATGTTCAGGCCGAACACAGCGAAGCCGCCAACAAACGGCAGCGTATGCACGCTGACATCGGTAAAGATGACGGTCTCAAGGCGCGAGCGAACACCTGCGACGATCTTCGAGCCTGAATAAAGTCTCAGGTCACCTGACGTATTTGTGCTGGTGGGAATCCAATCGTTCAGGTCTTCAGTTGAACACCAGCGAATCAGCATCGGATCAAAGGCATTGTTGTAGAAGTCATACGCACCCAATGCGAGCACATGTCGATCTCTTTGCGAGACGATCATGTATTCGTTGTTCGGTGGCGCATCACCGCCAAGAGCTGTGGCTCTCTGACCAGTTCCCAACGAGCGATCCCACCAATAGATAGCACCGCTGCGTGGACTGGCGAGCAGGTCTTCGCCCCACGTGTCGAGCGCCCATGTGCGGATGCCCAGTTGCAGGGTGGAGCCGGTTCGAGCATTACCATAGCCTTCTCTACCGTATGGGCCAGTGCCATATCCAGTTGCTGTGGTGACGCTCGATGCGCCAGCGGAAATATCATATTCGTAGGAAGGTGTGCCACCTTCGCCTGCGCTGCCGGTAGCGGCAGTCTCATCGTCCGTGATCTCGTAGTTGTCGATGTCAATGACGGTATCGACCGGATATTCACCATCGACCGTAATGCCGGATGTGGCACCCACACCGGCACCTGAGAAGCGCACATAGTCGCCCACCTGACAGCCATGGCTAATATGAAGAACCCTGACGCGAGTTTCCCCGGTGTAGGTCGTAAACGGCGATGTGAGCGTCCCAGAGTCCCTGAGCGGTGTGATGTCGTATAAGGTGCCGTCCTGCCACAGATACAGCTTGGTGTCCGTAGCGACCGCTGCCCAGCGTTTACTGTCAAGCGACGACCAGTCCTTCAAGCGACGGCAGACACCAAGGAAGGTCGGTTGCAGCTGAACCCAGCCACCGATCTTCTCAACCAATCCCTTCCTGAAGCGAACCTTGTCGGCCTTGTACCACATGCCCACAGCGCCGCGCTGCGTCTGCTCTGTGTAGAGACCAGCTTGGATCGGTAATTGAAATATCTGCTTCGTTGTCATCAGGGTTCGTACTCATTCCATGCCCGAAGGTAGCCGCTGGTAAGAATGCCCCCAGTATCGCCTGCCCTGCGAATCTCGAATGCCTGCGCAACATGAGCAAATGCAGAACTCGTCAAGTTCCACTGAAGCGAAACCGTATCAAGCGTCTCCCAGTCACCCTCAGCGTGCGATCCCGGTATAGTTGACCAAGTACCAGTTCTGATGCCAAGCACGTCTCTCACTTCGTAATCGGTAAGCGCTGGTGGATTATTCCTGTACCACGAATCTGTACGATTATTGGTGCCGAAATCAGTGGTGACGGTTGTCAGTGTTCCGAGCGAATCATTCTGGAAGTCGAAGGTAGCGCTCTTGGATGTGGGCGTTCCAACAGTGAAGTTGCCAATGTTAAGGAAGTTCGGAATGCTCGCGATACCGCCACTCTCACCAACGATGCGAAGCGCCGTCCTTAATTGTGCCTCAGTAAGTGATCCGCTCCATGTAACAACAGAACCATTTTGCGGATAAACGGCTGACCCGGCAGTACCGCCACAGCCACCACGCTGCGTTCCATAAAGCCCCAAGGATGGTGCAAGCCCAAGTTCACCACCGTGCCCCCACGTGCCACCGTTACCACCATCATTTGTCGCAGTTGTGCCACCTTCACCACCGACACCAGCAGCATCAATATTGCCGTCTCCACCTGCTTCGGCAACTGGAAAGCCAGTGGGAATGCCAGCAGCTCCACCATAGCCTATCCCATAACCCTGCCCACCACCGCCGCCACCACCGGGCGTGCCAGTAGCTCCTTCGTCATGATAGCCGCCGCCGCCACCACCACCGCCGCCGCCTAAGATATAGCCGTCATCTACGTCGATACTGATGTCGAAGGTATTAACGCTTATGGCATTAGTGCCACCGTCACCATTACCACCTTGTCCACCGCTGCCACCGTTGTCGTCTGCACCATCTCCAGCATCACCACCAGAGCCAACGAAGCGACCACCATTGATCGCAATGAACTCGAATGTACAGTCTCCGTGAAAATCCAGCGGTATCAGGATGTCGGCTGCGTCTGCACCATTGACTGTGAAAATAAGATCGAACGGATTGGCAGGCTGACCCATGTAGTCCCACAGGTTGCCGATCAACGTATCTTCGTCAATCAGTATCGTTTGGGCACCCGTACCCATCATGGCTGGTACACGAGACCAGATCATTAACCGATTCCCTTCAATATAGAGCCAATCCAGCGAGCGCCACCAACAAGGTTGGTGCAGTACTCAAAGCCAAGATAATCAATATCATTTGCTCCGAGTGACAGCACTGGCGCTGTCGCGTTCTCGAAAGCATAAGTGCTTGCAGCGAAACTGATTGTGTACGGACCACCTGATGCGCCCTGCTGAATAACAATTGTAAAAACCTGTCCGTTCTGTGGTAAGCCGCTGGGTGCAGCCAACTGATAATTGCCATCCCATAACGCATAGAAACTGTTTGATACATCAATGGTTGGGGTAACCGAGCCGGTGTCTTCAACGATAAGAGCGCGTTCGACAACCTGACCAGCTGCCCATGTTTGCTGCGCATCCAGCCGTGCAATCACTGACTCGTCATCACCACCAACTGCCAGTGCGTTCGTTGCCGTCGCAGCCAGCGTTGCGTTGCTTGCCAGATCAACTGCTGCGCCAACAATGTCAGTGCCATCGCAGTAACACCAGATAGCCGTATCAGCCGGAATCGTGACTCCAGTGCCTGCGGTTGTCTTGAAGGTGATCGTTTGTCCACCAGTAGTGGTGTTAGCCACCAGATAGACTTGCGATATGGCCGGACAGGTGACGTTTTTTGCAGAGCCGGGTGTGCCGACGATACCGATGATCATCATGCGGTAGTGCGGATCGTTGTCGGTGCCTGCGTCTTCTTCCAGCGCGACATCAGCAGAGGTTACGTCTGCTGTTGCGGTGCCTGAGATTGCATCTTCGAGTAATTCCAGTGCGCTGACATTGAGTACTGATCCCCACGTATCGGGGTTCTCATCGAGCGCCTGAAACGTCATCTTGATGAAGGGTGATGTCGTTGACATGACTTACCTCTGGGTTGTAGGCACCGCTGGCGCTTCCAGAGGTGTCAAGTTGTATCTCTGATTCAGTAGCTCATAGGTCTCCCGTTTAGCCATCGGCAATTCTGCCGTGTACTGTTCCATCCACATCGGAGCACGGTCATCGGACTTGAGGAAGCCCTCTGCTTCAGCCAGACATGCCTTGAAGAGCATGTCGTCCTGATGCAGGGACAACCATGTAGTCGCGTTACCTACCGATAGTCGCGTTGGACGAGTTACGCCACGAGCTGTGAGCGTATAAATTGCGTCAGGGATCGGAGACAGTAGCCAATCAGTCTCAGTCTGTTCAGAGTAGTATTTAGGTGGAGCCGTTTGACCCACTGTCTGGTGATCCCTGACGAAATCGGTTGACCGCAGTTCGAGCCACGTGCGCTCGCCTGCGCTGTCATAAAAAATAGATTGTGTTACCACCAGCTCAGCGTCAGTCACCGGCTTGGTCACGGTTTCAGCGCCTGACGCTGTATCCGCTGTGTCCTCTGACGTGAAGATCGACAAATCGAGATCACGCCACAAGCGCATCTCTCCGAGATTGATCACGTCATCAATCGAACCTGTGAACTCAGCGTCGTCGTCTTCAAGCCACGCTTGCAGCTTATCGCTCAGCTCTGTGTACGTCATGTTGCTCATCAGCCCACCCTGTGTATAAGACACCCGGCAGCGTTGAAGCTCAGGTCCGCTGTGCCAGTATCAATCTTCACTCTCATGTCAAGCAGGTCTCCAGCCGTCAATGAGCTGATCTCTTCAAACGAAACCACACCAACATCACTACTCGATGCTGACCTGACCACCTCAATCGCGCCCGGTGAAGCGTTGATGTGTGGACGGAACGTGATTATGGTCGGCGTGCCATCTGACGAGAACGATGCCCAGAAGCCAGTCCTGTAAATACCAGTCGCCCCGATGGTGAAGTCATATGTTGACGACAATGTGAGCGACGTACCATCCGTGTTGACATCAGATGACTGTGCGTGAATGGTGTCGAACACATCGAATAGCTCGAAGGTCGTGCCAACTGCGCTCATGACCGCTGGCGCTCCAGCCGCGCTCAATACCATACAGCCGTAACCCATCGCTGATGCCATTGCGTCACGCAGGTCTTCTGGCGAGATGTCAGCCGTAGTGTTATCTGCCAGCAGTGTTCTTACAGCTGTCTGATCACGTTCTGTTTGTGCCATTACTGGAACCCCTCATCAAAACCACTGGAAGTGCTGTAACCACCAATCTCTTCAATATAAAAGTTATTGCCCGCTGTAGCGGTGCCCTGAAAAGCAGAAGTCAGCGGGATCAAAAAGACAGGCGAGCTGCCACCGGCTCGACTGAAACCGTCAACGATTCGCGACACGAAGTAGCCACCACTGTCCAGCTCAATGAACACCCAGTAATTCCACGGAAAGACGATTGCCGTATCAACGTGAAAGCTGGTCTCATCTCCAGTCAACGTCGCCGCGATAACTCCCAGTGCTGCTGTCGTCGGAATGGTGGGTGTAATGCCGCCATCAAGGTTCTCAGGATCACCATAGCCAGCTTCAATGGAAATTTCCGGGGCAGGTCGAAAAAGTGCAATAGGATCAACGACTTCCACAGGTATCTCCTGCGGATGTTTCGGCTCCCACCAATCAGGATGAACCAACAGTCCTTGAATGTGACCGTCCTCAACGAGATCGCGGTAACGCATCTTCTGACCAGAGCGCTGACACTCGGCAACTGCGTGAGTACCTTTAGCGTAGCTCTTGCTCATCGGTAGCTGCTCGCTCTACCTCTCCTGCGCCGCGAACCAGAGGTTGGCACGATGCGAACATCACCACGTTCACGTGAAGCGTTGCTGCCGGTCTTGAAGGCATTCTCTGCTTTCACGTACAGCGATGCTTCCAGTTCGGGTGGCGCGTACTTCTCTGCAAGACGAAACGCCAACCCGTAAGCGAAAGCGTCGTACATGTACCAAGGGATGTCTGCGTTGTCGGCAGCAGTGTCGGAGTCTTCGAACTTCATCACCGCATCAAAGTGCAGCTCATCAGTCGAGTTCTCTGGTACGGTCCACAGCGTCAACGTGATGCCGTCGCGTCCTTTGTCCACGAACACACGATCAGGTCTGCCCTCAATGTCCTTTTCAGGGATGTTGAGCAGCTCTTTGCGTGACATGAATTCAACGGGTGTGTCTACACCGTTTCGCCGCAGCACCACAGACAGGATGTCGAGTATCGCTACCCCACCAACATCAAGATCGAAATCTACGCCAGCAACGTATTCCGATTGGCTCTCCACGAGCGTGAACGACTGCCGTTGAATACGGAAGTCGTGATAGTCCTTCGTTGCCCAATCAGCCAACATGAAGCGCATGGAGCGCCGCGCAGACAGGATGTGCCGCGAAGTAATCTTCGCCGGGTCTATCCGACAGCGCTCCAGTGCTTCATCAACCATCTCGGCTAGATCGGGATTAAAGATGAAATTCCCTGATGTCGCCATGAGGTTATCCTTGCTGAATCGTGTAGCTTACCGAGCCAGTGCCAGCCGTTTTGTTGATCCGAAATGCGAAAACAGGTTTGCCGGAAACCGCAACAGAAGCGTCCACGGCTCCGCTTGCAATCTCGTTATCCCAGTCTGCTGCTGTTGGAGCAACGTAGCGCCCCGGATCAGTTGGCATTGCGACGTTCACTGCTTGCTGTGCAGTTGCGTCGTACATGATGTTTTGCGATGTCGAGTCAACCGTGAAGGTGATCGTTCCGTTCGCAATCACATGTACCCTCCAATCATCAAGACAAGTCTCAACAACCACATAGCTCGCGCCCACACCAGCAGGCGTGGTTCCGGTAAAGGGGCGTTTACGTGAAAATGCCATCACTCACCCCCTTAGTCGTTCAGCTTGCCGTCATCGGCCATGACCCACATGATGTAGATGTCGATCTCACCAGCGGTGTTGTTGGTGCCAACACCATCGTCACCGTAGGTAACCTCAGCCGTTTCAGCGATCACTGTGCCAAGCAAAGCGCCCGCAAGCGCACCGAGAAACACGGTGTGCGTTGAAGCATCATAGGCAAGCCCATCAGCAAGACCGTTGTCGTTTGGTGTGCCGAGTTCAAGACCAATGTCCAGAATCGGCGTTGTGCCACCAGAAGCGGTAACGGTTTCAACCACCCATATTTCCAGCGGGATACATCCCTTTGGCAAAAACCTTCCGGTTCCTGTACCTGCATCAACGGTCGCATCAAGACCTTGTATCGTTAATATCGACGGCACTGATGCTGGTGTCTTCAGGTTCGTCCCTGCTGCACCACCTTGTCGCCAATATCCTTTAACTGTACTTCGAGTACCCATCTGTCTGTCTCCAGTCTCTTACGAGTCGTCAGGGTTAAAATTAAGAGTGAGGACTGGTGGCTTCAGGTCGTCGCCACGACGCGACTTGCCACCATACCTTCCAGTCCCACTCAGACCTCTTAGGCGCTGCCAGAGCTGCCGAAGCCACCACGGTAATCAGACCACCCGAACGAGTAGCGTTCACGCGCTTTGTAACGCATGTTGCCGGTCTCGAAGTCGCCTTCGAGTCCACGTTGGATGTTCTTACGAACCATGTGCTTCAGACCGTCATTGCAGTCCGTGATGATCGTCCACTGACTTGCATCAGTTAGCCGATGGTTCTTGTAGCAACCACCGGGGATCATGCCCATCTTCTTGATGGCATTGATGTCATTGTCAGCTGTACCGGGACGGTACGGAGACATCAACAGCCTTTCGGCAACAAACATCAAGTCGGGCGGGACAACCAGTTTAACGGCACGAACAGCAATCGGAATTGCTCGCTCGTCCACGAACTTACTGATCGCGATGCAGGCTTCCTCAAGGGAAGTCTCTGACAGATCAGCTTGTGTCGAGAACGTGTTCGCCTGCACACCACCACCGAAGAGCGGATGTAGTGTCGAGAACAGCTCAACGCCATCACCACCGGGGAAGTTCGAGTCGAAGCCGTTGTTGATCGGGGCCGCGCCCTTTACTTCTTTGGTGTGTTGCATCGAGCGAGCAAGTGCTTTCGAGTACTTGTTACCGATGGAGCCATAGAGATTGTCTTCCTCAGCTTCCTCTGTGAGCGAGAAGGCCAGTGCAATCGTCTCATGCACGTAGCGGCTGACGAACGCCTCACCACCTTGGTCATACGCCACTGGTGCGCCTTCCGGCTTCACAGGTGCGCCAGCCAAGCCAGCGAGCAGTACGTCTTCCTCATACGCTTTCTGAGAGTTTTCTACAGCGTAAATGGGTCTCCACTCCTGTTCGTAACGTCTGTATTCCAGACCGAACACGGTGTTCAGACCCTCTTGCAGCTCCTTTCTAAAGCGAGCGCGATTCATGATAGCCATTAGTCGTTCTCCTTTAGATAGACGCGAGCGGCGATGCGACCAGAGCGCTCTCAGATACAACCACTTCAACTCGTGGATTGTCTGAGGATGCGTCTGCCGGATAGATGCCGTCAGGTGCGAGTGCAAGGCCAATTACTTGGAACTGAGCAGTAGTTGCTCCCGGTGTTCCGACTTCAAAGCCAGAAACTCCGTTTGCAACATTGCCTGCCCCAGCAACAACGTCAGAGTACTGCGTGACATCGGCTGCGGCGTAAGCGCCTTCTAATTGGACGGAATAAACGATATTCAGATCGCTGTACACGAATGCTTCCGCAGGGACCGAACCAAGAGTGACAGTACCGCCCACCCATTGGTTAGACCATACAACATCACCGTTCGCAGCGGTGTACTGACATCCGGCGAAAACGCCGATAACGTCACCTCCACCAGCAGCTGCTACGTCAATGTTATTTCCATCACCTGCCGGGGTTGCGTGCCTGATTACGGCGTCACCCTGAAAGATGCTGGAAGCCTCTGCGGAGTCAATCGTGAAGCCACCCGTATATCGCACGGTGCCACCAGAGCGGTGGCGAATGGGAACAAACCCATTAGGTGCGTCGAGATTTGCCATTGAACATTACCTCATTCATCGTCAGCCACCCCTGCGGGTTGCACCCGGATACCGGGATGGGATACCGATGTTTTATGTTCCTTCACAATCGGATGTCCGGCTATCTGGGTCGATTCAAGATCATGTTCAACGCTCTGCATTTGCTCACGTGTCACTTTGGCAATTGCAGCCTTTCGTCTGGCAAGAATCTCGGAGTCGATCTCCATCAAGACAAGATCATCCACCACTATCATCCCGTTGTCCTTGTCCGCAAACGTGGCATAAATTCGCCACTCTTCATCGAGACTTTCAGGAGCGCGTGGTCTCCATCCTTCTCGCCAACTGCGATTCAAGTTCTTGGGATCATCCGCACCGTGGATTGACTTTCTGACCCATCGCTGAGTCATGCCGTCGCGAGCTGGTGGAGCGTCCAAACTTGATGGACGTAACCATCCTGCTGCTTCCATTTGGTGGGTGGCATCGTACTCCGAAGTCTCGTCCACACGAGATTCGTGCCCATGGTCAACGCCATGGTTGGTTACAGCGGGTTTCGGTGCAACCTTTTTTGCTACTTTCTTTTGCGCAGTCATTGTCTGGCTCCCTGTTCAGCTTCGCGTTTGTTTCTGGCGTATTCCTTCAACACTTCTGGATCATTCGGGTCCAGATTGAAGCGCCTCATATTCGCGAAGTCATCCTCCGTGAGTTCGACTTTACTGCCACTTGTCCGCTGGCGACGTGCTTCATTGCCACCGACTGGAGCGACGACTGACTTACCGCGTTTATCTGGCTTGTCGTTCTTGTCGTCCTTGTCGGTGTCATCACCGGCAGCGTCCAAGTCCTCATACAGCTTAGGCTCCTTCTCCTTGATTCTCTTGTCTAATTCTTCGAAATAGTCAGGATTATCAGGACGGTAGCCATCCGCAAAAACTTCCCTGTCCAAACGATTGGCAAGGCGCGTTTGACGTTCAAAGCCATTCGCGCCGTACCAATCTCCCCGGTCGTCCATCCACTTGTCGGCAAGCGACTCGTCGGACTTCTTACCTTCTGGGGTAACTTTATCATCAAATGGTTGTACATTGCCATCGGGTGATAAGTCTTCAAGGCGTGACTCAGCGAGAACCTTGTCAGCTTTCAGATCAGAGAGCCGCGTCGTGAGACGCACCTGATCTTCTGTGTTCCCGTCCTCAATGGCTCGTTTCAGGTCGGTCTGAACCTGTTCCTGCGCCGAGTCAGCCTGTTCGACGGTCCTCTCAAGTGATTTCTTGTCCCGCTCGTAGGAGTCCTTTGCTATCGTTTTAGCTTGGTCCTCCCAGTAGTCACCGCGCTGGCGCTCCTTGACCTTTGCGCGTTGCTCACGCTTGATGCGGGCCTGAACTTTCTTTGAGTACTCGTCATCCTCACTGGCCTTACTTGCGTCATCGTCCTTGCCGGTCTTCGTATCAGCTACTAACTCATCATCAGCGTCTGCGGATCGTAGTCCGTCGAGTTGGATGTCGTCGTCTTTCTTAGCATCATCAGCTGCCGCTTGCTCAGCGGGAGTCAAGGTGATGCCATCGTCTTTCGTGCCAGCGTCCAAATCTACTGTTACTGGTTTGTCTTCATTTACACCATGCAGGTCTTCGAAGACAATTTGATCTTCTGGTCTGCTCATAATATACCCCTGTTACAAATATGCCCGGAAACTTGCCGGGTCTGTCACGATTCCCATGATGCAATCGTCGTTCATCATGAGGTACTTGGTGCCTGCCTTGGTGACAACCTTCTGCCCACCATAGGTGCCGTACATGATCCAGTCGTCAACCTTCGGCTTCGGGTCCATGTTCGCCAGCTCGATGCCAGAGCGAGTGACAGCCTTGTAGCACTGATCACCCATGGCAACGATCTGACCGACATACGTCAGGTACTCTTCCGACTCACGTGCTTCAGCCGGTAGCGCAATGCCGCCTGCTGTTTCCGTGGGTGGCTCGAACGGTCTCACCAGCACGCGCCAACCGACTGGTTGGATTGGAAGCTCAACGTCTATGTCGTGCTCCGCTTTTTGGAATGCGACTTCAGTCATTTCCCTTCTCCACCTGTACCGGCTGGTGGCATTTCAGGCAGTTCGCCATCTGATTCACGAGCTGCGTCTTCTACCTGACGCAACATCTGATCAGCGATGTTCCCGGCTGCTTCCAGACCAGCGATCATGCCAGTGATCTTCTTGTACTCTTCGAAGTCTTTGCACGAGCCTTTACCCAGTTGCAATGAGCGTTGCCCTGATGCCTGCCCCAGTGCGTTCTGTAAATCACGCACGAATTGTCTTAGTGTTAGTACCATCTAACTTTCTCCTTGCTACACCTGCCAGTTTATCGAGCAGTGTTTGATATGTGACCCCGGCCTCTTGCGCGGCGTGGGCGAAGTTTCGGGGAGATACACCACGAACTCCCCGCTTGCGCAGGAATTCGCGTGCGGCACGCACGTCCTCTGGTCTGACGTTATCCACCCTATTTACTCTGTGCCTTTGGTTTCGGTTTAGCAGTCGCTGCCTTTTTCTCTCTTGCAATTTTCGCTGCATTGGCAGCGTCGTCTCGCTTCTCCTTGGCTTGAGCTGCTCTGTTCTCGCGCTCCTGTTTCGCTTTGGCAAGATAGTCTTCACGGTCTTCCTTGCTCAGCGCTGCCAAGTCCTGACGGTTGATGTCAGCCAGCGCCTTCTCGTCCATGCGCTCCATCTCTCTGGCGTGTGACTCATCCTTCCGTCTTTCGTCTGATTCAAACTGTTCATCCTCTGGGTCCATTCCGTCTTCCGGGTCCATGATCTGGATTACCGGCACCTGTGCTGCCATCTGTGCGAGCTGTGTCTCGATCTCAGGTGGCATGGGCTGCTCTGGAGTGAACTGCCCCGGTTCAGGCATCTGTCCACCGAGCTGTCGATTCATCTCCACCCAGTACTTGTATGCGAAGTGCTCAGCCATGTGTGCCTGCATCACCGGCCCGATCATTTCCATGGCCTCTGGTTGCAATCCATTGATGAAGTTCACATGCACGTCGATGTGTGCATCGTGGTCCTGATCAATGAATGCGTTCGCGCCCTGTCCCTGCAACATGCCCATGTTCTCGGTCACAGGATCAGCACGCACTGGTACTTGCTTCTGCAACAGCTCTTCGTAATCAGCCACCCGAATAGCTCGCAAGAAGCGCTCATGCACAGCCATCTGGTTGTACAGCTGCGGATGTGCGTCACTCAGCTCAACCAGCGCTTGCCCCTGCGCGATGCGCTGCGTCGATGAGAAAATGTTCGGATCACTGATCGGGATAACATCGACACGACCGTCATAGTCCTGACGCATCACAACCGACTCAGCAGCTTCCACTTTGTATGGGTACTGGTCCGGCAGGAATTCATAGTTGAGTTCAGCACGGAGCTTGAACTCTTCAGCTGCCGCCATATGCAGGCGACGATGGATTGCTGAGAAGGGCTTGGAGCCTTGCTCTATGAGGGCGATGGTAGTACCCACCGGACCAGTGTTCGATGCTTCACCCGTCAAGACCTCAGTGCTGGCAGAGAATGCCTTGCCTGCATCCAGCAGTGTCTCGAACAGCTTCGCCAGTGCTGGCGATGGGTCTTTGAATGGCGGCGTGTAGAAAGCGCGTGCCAGCTCATCTGCCGACATGTTCACTTCCTTGTACACACCCGGATCAATGTGTTCGTCTCCCGGCTTCATCTTCGCGTCGTTGGATACGTAGCCACCCTGCATGTTGGCAAACGCAGCAGAGTCCAACAGCGCCCTGATGGTGCCACTGGTTGCTTCAGCAACAGAGCCGATGATGTGCAACAGGCCGAAGCCGTAGAAGCCCAGACCCGGCAGGTATTTGTAGTGCGTGAACCAGATGCGCTTCTGCATCAGCGGGTCGTCTTCTTTCCAGTTCCTGCGAACCGACAACACCTCTCTGGTGGCCTTCTCCACGGTAACAATGTAAGGCAGTGGCGCAGCACGCTCGTAACGCTCTTGGTCAGATTCCAGCACCATGTCGCAATGACATTCGTATACGGTGTACACCGAATCGTCTGCGTGCATCTCAGCAGAACGTGAGTCAGCTTGATCCCTGTTCTCGTGCTCGCGATCATCCACCGAGTCGGTGCTGTACGGTGTGCTCATCGGCAGCTCAATCTCTTCCCAGAAACCTGACTCGAACAGCTTCTTCATCTCGCTGGTGTTCTTGAACATGCGGTGCGTGTAGCGCGGCGCACTGGCAAGGTCGGTAGCGATGTATGGCACGATGAAATCAGGTGACTGAATGTAGCGACTCACTACCATCTGGCTCACTGAGTCGTAGTACGTCTTCTTGAAGGCCGAACCAGCCAGCGGCAGGTAGAACAACATCGAGTCCACCTGCCAGAAGTAACTGCGATCCTGATCGAGAATCTGGTAGTTCATGTGGTTCTTGATGCGCTCAGCCTGATCTTCGACCTCACGTGTCATCTCACCGACGATCTTGGTCTTGACTGGTCCTTCAGAGGGGAACACCTCTTCGATAGCGCGTGCCTGAAACTGCACCACAGCCTCACCGATGAGTGGATACGTAACAGCAGAGGCACCATCGAAGGCAAGCTCTTCCAGCGGCACGTCATTCAAGCCCAGCAACTCCATGGCTTGTTCCATGCGTTGTTCCCAGTCCTTGCGTGACTCGATGTCTACATCAACCCACTCGCAAATCAGGTTCGCCATGTCAGCCAGTTCCTGCCTGCTGAGATCGTGCATGATGTTCGCTGCGTGCTCGTCGCTGTCATCCTGAGAGTAGCGATTCATGCCGGGGTTGAAGTCAACGGTCGCTCGGTTACCACGTCGAGACACCTGAGCATCACCAACCATGCCAGAGAACCCACCATCATCCAACGCTGGCATCTCCGGTGAGCGTCCGTAGTCTATGTCGTCTGATCGCCTTGCCATTGGATTACTCCGAATCTACCAGCGCCGCCCAAGCGTTCCAGCCAGCTGTCAACCGAGTGCTAACCTCAGCTTCGGTATCGTAATGCTCATTGATCTCAGTTCGCTCCCTATCAACGATCATCATCCCGGTCATCTGGTAACCGAATGTTGGGTCCAGCGCCTGTATTTCTATCTTAAATACGTTGTCATCGTGTGCCATTATCGTGTCCCTCTGATGCCGCCATACGTGCGAACAGGTTTGTTCACGTGACGCATCAAGTTATCGTTATCGTCATCATCATCAAGAAAATCAGCACTCCACTTCTTGCGAAGCCAGAGCATTGCCTGTGTACATGTGTCCGTTAAATCATCGTGATCATCAGCTGGATAGTTGCCACACTGACTGATTACTTCGCTCGCCCAGTTGCGCTTCACGTAGAACACGCAACCGCGCTCAAGGACAAGAGATGCAGCGTGTGCTCGCACGAACTTCGAGTCAGTGACTTTGATTCGTGCAACCGGCAAACCCGCACGCCGCAGCTCCTGCGCCAGAGAGTGACCAGATGCTTTCTTCTCGATCAGTACCTTGTCTGGCTTCCACAGCTCTGCGGCTTGAATGGCATTGTCGCGCAGCTCTGGGAACTCCAGACGCAAGTTCATGCGTTCCAGAAGGATCAGGCAGAGCCGCTTCTGGCCTTTGTATTTCGCCGTCCACGGCAACTTCGGGTTCAGTCGCTCTTCATGTTCGAACACGCCCCACGTGGTACGGGCACTGAAGTCGGACTCTTCATCCTCTTCGAACGCCGTGTCGTAACTCTGGATCACCATCTGGATGGATGGCAGTTCTGGCTCGGTCCACTCGCGCCAGTGATGCTCCTTCATGATGTTGCCACCCTTGGCGCTGGGGTTCTGCTGAATCTGTGACTCGAAGCCACGCTCAGTCAGTTCCATGGACAGCTTGCGCATCTCTGCCTGACCAAAGCGCTCAGGTGTCAGTAGATCGTTCTCCTTGCTGCGCGGGTCAACGAAGATCACCTGCTCTTGCTTCAGCGGCTCGATATGATCACCGAATGAGAAGGCATCAGGGCTTGCAGGAACAACGCGATTCGACGTTTTCTTTGCTTTGGTCACACAACGGTTTGAGGGTACGAAGTACCCCGGCAGGTTAAGGTGAACCCAAGTTCCACTTGCGAGCACGTGCCCCGGCAAGTCCTGATGGTGACCACGCTGAGCGATGATCACACGGCCTAATTTCTTCGGATCGTTACCACGTGTTGACATGACATCACGCCACCACTCGATAACACCTGTGCGTATGGTGTCGGAGTTAATCTCCTTCATGTTGTGAGCGTCGTCCACGACGATCCTGTCGCCGCCCTCACCCGTTGCCGTGCCACCTACTGACGTTGCCAGTCGGTAGCCATTGGCGTCGTTGTCAAATCGTCCCTTCTGGTTCAGGTCAGAGCTGAGCGAGAAGCAATCACCGAAGTGCTCCTGATACCACGGACTCTGGATTAGCCTGCGACACTTCACCGAATCACGAATGGTCAGTGCGCTCGCGTAGGTGGCGAACAACCACTGCGTCGATGGTCTCCATGTCCACTCCCAGCACGGCCACATGACAGCCACGATGGTGGACTTCGAGTGTCGTGGTGGGATGTTGATCACCAGATCGTCAATGTCACCCAGTGAGACATACATCAGGTGATCGCAAATGGCATCAATGTGCCAGCCGCACTTGAACTCCTTGCCCGGTTCCACCACGTGCCACGCCTGTCGCACAAACTCCTTGAGGTCGTTGCGCATCTGCATGGCCTGTATGTAGGTCCACTGAGCGCCTGCCTCATATACACCAAACTCTGTGGCAGGCATGTTCATTTCTGAAGCCCCAAGAACCCTGACACGGTGAGCAGCTTCTTCTGCACCCAGTGTCCAAATGTATCCACTGTGCTGTGATCAGCAGGGTCTTCTTCCCACACAGCGTCAGCGATGTTGTCGAGATCACCCTGACCAAGCGACTGTCCTTCGTTGACGATGAGACCAGCCGAGTTCGTTGGAATGACCTGCACCTGATTCTGATTCAGGAAGCCTGCTTCGATATCCCAGAAGTCGTTGTTGCTGCCCTCCAGCCTGACTGACCATTGAGCGTCCGGTGTGAATGTGTAGCTGTAGCCATTGAGCGTGGTGAGCGTGCGAGCGTAGGTCACGCCAGCCACCACCACCTCAGTGTTGTGGTTGTACGAGTCTGGCATCCAGATGTAAGCCTCACTCGCCAGCAACGCCATCATCGCAATCCGCAACGCATCGGTGTCAGCCGAGTACAGTGTCCCGGTCACAAGCGTCAGATCAGCCTGCGGGATCGAGAATATCTTGGTTGCTGGGTCGAGAGTGATAGCCATCAGTTGTCTTCAGGTGTAGTACTGCCTCCGTTAGCGAGCCATGACTGGCGCTCAATGTTCCACTGCGACTTGAACTGCTCCAGCTCATTGCGCATCGTGCCAACCATGCCGATGAACCTGTTGTTCTGCTCACACAGGTCATCCATCATGGACTTCAGCACCTTGTTCTCTTCAGCGATGCCCTGCACCGTGGCAATCTCACCCATGGTGAGCTTTGCCGTGCTGATGTCCCGCATCTGTCCACGCAACTCAGCCTCAGTCTTGCGGTCCTCTTCCGGTGGTCCACGGTCTATGCCGTCACCCTTCCCGATTGGAACGCCGTCTGCGTCTTCTGTTGTGCTGCCAAATGTACTCATGTCCTATTCATCCGATTGCAATGTAACTGTTGCGTCAGTGCCACCACTGGCATCTGCCACTGTGATTCCTGTCTGCCTGTAGAACGGTGAAGATGTACTCTTGCGTGCCCAGCCAATCAGCCCTTGTGATGCAGGCCACACCTTCGAAGACTGGATGATGCCGGTCGTCGCAGTCAGTCCACTGATCGGCGCATATGAAAATACTGGTGTACCAGTTGCTGGTGAGCTGATGCCACTGGTAACTGCATAGGTGAAAACGGTCGTGCTGGTCACAGTAATCTGTGCCTGCTTGTTGTAGTCATCAGGCTGTGCGCCACGCACCACAACATAGTCTCCTGTCGCCAGACCATGCACTGCTGATGCTGTCAGTGTCGCTGTGCCAGCCGATGACGAGAGCGTGGTCACTGCTGCCTGATACGGGAACCCTGAGCCACCACCGTTGTCTGCTGTCTCGACCAGCACACGTGCCTGATCAATGGGGTCGCCAGCACTGTCCTGCACCGTGAACTTGGTGGTCGCTGGATCGGCAACAATCGTTATTACAACACCTGCCGAGTAGAAGCCGAAATTGCCAGTGCAGCCCACCAGATTGACGGTGAGCGTGCCTGTCGTATCCCTGAAAGCGAACGTCTCATCTCCAGCCTCTGCCGTTGGGCTGGTGTTCTCACTAGCCGAGAAGTCTGTACCGAAGGCACATCCACGGAGCGTGATCGCGCTGGTCGGAATGTTGGCTCCAAAGTCTATCGCGTGATGCGCTGTGCCTGATGTCTTCGAAAACGTCAGGTCGTCCAGCTCACCGTCTGGATCGACGTTCAGGTCATAGGTCAGGCAAGCACCATTCGCAGCGCCGACATACTCACTGAATGAGCTGCCTGACAGGTCACAGCCGTTCGCGACAACCTCATCATTTGCGATGAATGCACAGTTTGTCCACAGGTCACCAGTGTCATCGGATGTCTCGATACCTACGTCGAACCCAATGAAGGAACACGAGAGCATATTGCACACGGTGATGTCAGCACCGTTGCCATCGAATGATGCTGATGCAGCAGAAGGGACAGTGAATGTTGTTGACGTAAAAGAGAACTCGCAGTTGGTTGCTGTCGAACTGCCGATCAATGCAAAGCGATAGTAGTTGTTGGTGGACAGCCCACGGTCTTCCCATGAGTAGGTGACGAACGCCTCTGTCCAGAACTGATCAGATGCACTACTCGAATCACCGAGAATGATGTTGCCTTGGATGCCGTAAACACCAACACCAAGCTCGCGGATAACACCCAGTGCCTGTTGGTTGGTGACTGCCCGGTCCAGCACTGCCATCTCTGCTGCACTGCCAGCCGCACCTGATGTCGTGCCACCAACGAAGGTGACGGCATCGCCGTTATCTGCAAAGCGAATGATGTCCCAGTAGCAGTTGGTGCCGCCACCCAGTGCTTTGGATAGCGTCTTGAATGCCACTCCCACTTCAGTGATTGCGGTCTCGTCAAGACTGGCCTCTGATCCTCCACCAGTGAGCGCTGTGAAGTTGGCTGGCTTGTTGGCAAGGTCGAGCAGGTAGCACTCCCACTTCACCGGACCATCGTCATGCCGGAACGCAGACTTGTCCGAGCCACCGACATGATAACCAACGTAGTTTGTGCCATCAGTGACCTGAATCATGATGCCACCATTGACCAGCGTGTCCATGTTGCCGTTTGCCTGAACCCAGACCGACAGCGAGCCACCACCAGAGTAGTCGTCAGAAGTGATCGACACATAAGCGTCATGAGTCGCAGTGCTGACACCCATGCCCAGCTGGTTGGTTGCTTCAATCGCCACTGGTGCATTAGCTGCAACAACAGTTGCGCTTCCAGTCCAGCCAGTGTTGGCATCACACTCGTTGAGGATGATTCGTGCGGTGTCGTCTGCGACTGTCGTGGTCATTTGCTCGCCCTGTCATACAGGACAATCGACATCGCCTGATGCGGCCAAAGCATCCCCATCAGGTCACAGTCAATTCGTACTGACAGATCATCCTGCCCATACGTTGGGAACGGTGTGTAATTCGCCTTGCCGAAGACATACAAAGCATCCTCTGGGTGCTCGAAGTCTTTCAGCTCAGTCTCGCCGTTCTCGTCTACGAACACAGTGGTCAGGTGCGGCTTTGACGCAAGCACCTCTTCCACCGTCTCGTACTCATCAAGGAACTTGCACTGAATGCCAGTGACCGGGAACATAGTAAGGCGCTCGACATTGAACGAGCGCATCGCCATGCCCCAGTGTTCGATCTCTGTGATCGGCGCTGCCCAACCAAGCTCCCAATTTCCAGCTACCTCAATGATAGTGACGCTCCACAATCGGCAACTTGTACACTGGTCGCAGGTCAGCCTTGTGCAGCTTCCAGCCAGCGTACGCTCCATCACCATGACCCTCTTGTGTCCAGTCAGTGATGCGTGGGTCGCTACACTGATCCACACAGATGACATCGAGTTCTATCATTTGATCCAGCGCATGGAGCTGACCCCACGCCATGAAGAACTCACCATACGGAAAGCTCTTCGGGTTATTCCTGCGACACCATGACCGAAACACATCCGCTGGCTCTCGCAGGGGCACGATGATCTCGCGCTCCATCGAACACCATTCCCACAATCTTCCCCAAGGGAGCGTGGTGTGCGCATTATCTCTAACATCCAGCCTCTTCTTGAGAAACCGTGTACCAGAGTGCGGCACCGATACAATGATGGGATCAGATGTCATCGATCCTGCTTATCGAGATAACGCCACCTGTCGTGGTCATCTCGCCCTCACCCTCAGCTGTCTTGATAGGCGTTGCCCCACCATCCCTGACCCGCATGAAGTGATCGCGGTTCGCATCGTAGACATAGCTGAACGTGTCCGATGTACCAGTGGCTACGTAGTCAAGGTAGCCAACAAACACGTTGTCAGTGTTAAGCGCGTTGTTGCCACTGAAGTCCGTTTGAGGAATGGTGAAGGTGTCAGCCGTGGTATCGAACGCTGTGTACCTGTGTAGCGAGTACAGGCCATCAGCTCGCTCGATGCGGATGCTGCCCTTTGTGCCACCAGCAGTAAGTGGAGTATCGGGCGGCAGCGGGTCATTCACCGTAACCGTGGTCACGTTGGTTGCCGACAGCGTGCCGTTCAGTGTCATCTGGCTGAAGTTGATGTCCAGATTCGTGGCGTGCTTCTCGGTGACCAGAACGTAGTCATCAGTGATGAAGCCAGAGGCTGTCATGGTGACGGTGTTCGGTGGCGTGATCGGGTTGTTCTGCAAGTCGAAGAACTTGTCAGACGATGACGTGTCTCCAGCTTCCATACCAAAACCGTATGCACCGATCAGTGCTGAACCAGTCGAAGCACCGACGAACGGAGTTGATACCGCACGCTCTGTCGCATCTGCGCTCAGCGTGTAGAAGTCCGTATGATCAGTGGCGTCGTACACGATGGTGTTATCCACCGGCACAACACCCTTGGTCACCTGTCCATAAAACACACCAGCAGCGCCCTGATCATCGAATGCCAGCACCTTCAGCTCACCGACAGAGAGTTGCAGGTCGCCGCCTGTTGGTGCTACCGCAGTTGCGGTCGTGCCCGATGACTGACCAGTGAAGGTCTCCGTACCAATCGTGCCTTCCTCAAGGTCGATGATCAACGACAGCCCCACTGTATCGACACCCAGCACCCTGCCCTTCCACACTGGTGGGTCTGTGTCTTCATGCACTGCCTCACCGACCGTGAACGGACCACCACCGACTGCACCGTGATCAAGGAACGTGCCATACACGTGCTTGTCGTTGGTTGCCGTGGTGGGAGCGCCTGTCTCCAGATCATAGGGCACCGAGATGTTCGGACCACGATGCAGCTCCCCGTTCTCACCTTGCAGTGTCTCGGTGGTTGTGTCAGCTGATGCGTGCTTCAGGTACTCGTAGAACGTGTTGATGTCCTGCACACCACGTGTCCACTCCGAGTAGTACTCTTCGGTTGAGCCATCACCAGAGATGTCGATCTCCCTGAGACCTTCGGTGTTGGTCACGTCTACGATTGCATCAATGGCAGGCCACAACGTAGTGTTGTTCAGGTCACCAGTGTCACTCAGGGCAAGGACGTTGTTGCCGGGGTTGGTGCCGTTGATCGGGAACTCACCGAAGGTGAAATTGTAGCGTCGGTTCTGTCCCAGCAGCCTGCGTCGGTTGATGTCCACACCGTCTTCTCTGATCTTGATCATGAAGCGGTGCGAGATACCCTGACCAGCGTCGAAGTTGATGCCCTTGCAGATGTTGTAAGCGTCCGCGCTCTCCCACGTATCACCAGTGCCACCGTACAGATCGTCCACCGTGATGGTCGTCGCAGTATTGGAAACAATCGTGCCGACACAACCATCAGTGGTGTTCTTGATCCAGTAGCCTATCCACTCATCCGTAGTCCAGCTCTGAGTTGAGTCAGTCAGGACCGTGGCGCTGCTGCCACCAGTGTGAGTGCCACCCTGCCAGCCATAGTTCCAGTAGTCATCAGTGACAATCGAGCCGTCCTTCACCACCTGAATGTGAACGTCCTGATTACCGAAGTTGACGATACCATCCCAGCGCTCTTCCAAAGGACCACTGCCCTGCGTGATTGAGCCATCGTAGAGATGCTCGATCTCAGTCGCTGTGACGTTGTACGTGACACCACTCGTGCCACTCCAATCCTTCAGCGTGATGATGTTGTCAGTTGATCGGTTGGTCGCCTCTTGGTCGATGATGTCATGCTCGTCATCGTCAGCGAACTCTGGATCATCAGCGAGCGCTCCGATCCATCTGTGGAATTGGATCACGGTTGCATAGGATGCAATCTGTGTCGCAGTGCCGGTCGTGCCACCACCAACACCTGTCGCCTCAAAGCGCACACCTACTGTGTCGGATGCAGCCCCGATTGCTACGAAGTCGGTGTCACCGACTACTCTGATCATGTAGTAATCACCGACGACGAAATTGGTGGTCGTAATAACAGAGCCGCCAGTATGGTCGTAACCGATGTACCTGATATTGCCGGTCGCTCTGTCGATTGACCAGTCGTCGTTTACCATTGGCATGATTTAAGTCCTCATAGTTCTCATTGGCCCCTGTATTGAATCGCTCTTCCGATCACGTCTTACCGTAGTTCGGGTCGTCCTTACGTTTGTTGTAGGTGGTGACCATGGATGCACCAGCTTCACCGATCTTGTCCCAACCAGAGCCGGTCATCTCTTCAGGTGACTTCGCTGGCTCAGCCTTGGCTTCTTTCTGCTTCGGCTGCTTGCCTTTCTTCTCCAGCGCTGCTTTGGCATCAACACCACCAGCACCTTCGTCGCTGGGCTTGATGTCCTTGCCTGCTCCCATGCCCGTCTTAGAGCGCCTGACTCGTCCACCACCATCAACTGCTTGAGGTGGCCTGCAACATTCTTTCGCTGATCTGCCCATTACTTCTTCCTCTTGATCTTGTGTGTCTTGGTGCCCGAACGAAGTCGAGCCACGTCATCTCTCTCTGGCTCAGGGTTGCCACCGACCTTGCGGGACATGCGCCGTCCTGTCTTTGTGAGACTGGTCGCTTCAAGCACCCGACCAACCTTGCTCCTGAGTGTCTTCTTGTGTGCCTTTGCCTTCGCCTTCTTCTTGCCTGCCGCTGCTGCCTTCTTGGTCTTGCGCAGCTGGTGAACCTTGCCGCCTGATCGGTATGTATCTGCCACGTCTGTCTCCTATGAGTAACTGAGCGATGCTCGGTTGTTCCAGATATTGTCGTAGTTGTCGTTGCCATCAGCCCAGAGGATGGTCACGTCACCGTCCACTGCGATGGTGATCTCTTCACATCGCCATGAGGCTGCTGCTGTTGAGGTGCCGGGAACCGCATTGCCCCGATAGATAGTCTCTGGGGATGCGCCGTCTGTGTCAGTTCGTACTGTCTGTGCCACTGCTGGACTCCCGATTAGATTCCATGACCCAGCCACCTTCTCGTAGATGTCACCGTTGTCACCGTCGATGTACACGTCACCATCAATGCCAAGTCCTGCGCTGGGTGCGCCATTGCCTGTGAGTACGCTCGTACCGTCAGCACCATCAGCGCCGGGTGAGCCTGACGAGCCGGTGTCACCCTTCTCGCCGTCTTCACCTTGCGGACCACGTGGTGGGACATCAGAGATGAGACCCAGCTCATAGCCCTCTTCGTAGGCTTGCCAGCTCTTGCCGACTACTGCTTGATCGTAGGGATTGTCGCGATCACGACCGAACAGGGCTGTGTTGAACCCTTGGTCGAATGCGATCTTTGATTGTCCCGAATATGCCATGCACGCGCCCCACACATTGAGGGCTGCACATAGCAGCCCCTGTTGCTTGAGTCGCCACCTGTGGCAGGGACATCAGTTGTTGTGAATACTATACCAGTCGGTGAGTCAGTTCCATATGATACGCCCCTGTCTCAGGTCTTCAATGTCTTCGGCAGTCAGGTCGAATGCCTGCTGCTCCCAGTGGTGATGCCGCACTTCATAGTGATCACCACAGTTGACAACCATGATGCTGTCACCGGGCTTGGGGCATAGCTTGTAGACGTTGACCGTGCCTTCGGTCTCGTCAATGCCTTCCTTGATCACAGGCTGCTTCTCCTCTCGTATGCACCCCTGCACAACCATCGTACCGTGTGGCCGTACCATTGCAAGCGTCTGTCTACGGCACTTCCCATCCACTTCCCATCAGTTCTTGTGTCACGATGAAGCGTCTAATGCTGCTGCGCTTAGCAACCTGACTGGCGTTCCATGCACGCAGCGCCCACGCATCCATACCTTTCCACTGACCTGTATGTCCAGCACAGTGTGGGTCACAGCACACGAAACGAAACTGCCATCTGCCAAGCGCTCTGCTCCACGGTGGATGCTGTCTGCGTGTCTCCACCTCTGGCTCACTGCCACACAGCTCACACGGCAGAATCATCGGGCAGTCTGTTTACCTGAAGCAGAGTCCACATTGTCTGTGAGCAGCGCCAGTTCAAATCTGATACGCCTTATCATTGACTCTGGATCGTCATAACCCTTTGTAATAATCCACTGAACAAGCGATATGAACTGTTTTT